GCGGCCAACACGTTAGTTGTGAAGCGCAAATACACCCGCAAAGGTGAAACCGAAGGAGTCTGAGCATGGCAGCAACGTATACCGCTGGGGATCAAATTAACCGCGCCTTGCGCTTAATCGGTATGCTAGCCGAAGGCGAAACGCCTTCCTCCGAAACATCCAACGATTGTCTTGTTGCGCTAAATCAGATGATCGACAGTTGGAACACTGAACGATTGTCAGTGTTCAACACAATTGACCAAGTGTTTACTTGGCCAGCCGGTGAGATTCAGCGCCACCTTGGTCCTAACGGGGCTAGTCTGGGCGGCTTTGATGGCATTCGTCCCATCTTATTGGACGATGCAACGTACTACCGTGACCCAGGCACAAACGTGTCATTTGGCATCAAGTTCATCAACCAACAACAATATGACGGCATCGCTGTTAAGACGGTAACCTCCACTTATCCACAAGTCATGTGGATTAACATGGAATACCCCAGCATCCAGATGACGGTCTATCCTCGCCCTACACGGGACTTGGAATGGCACTTTATCAGCGTGCAAGAATTGGATCAGCCTGCTACGTTGAACACAATACTGGCGTTCCCGCCAGGCTATTTGCGTGCGTTCACTTATGCCCTAGCGATGGAGATTGCGCCTGAGTTTGGTGTTGAGCCAAGCCCCCAAGTGCAGCGCATCGCCATGACCAGCAAGCGCGACCTGAAGCGCATCAACAACCCTGACGATGTGATGTCGATGCCTTACGCCATTGTGGCCACTCGCCAGCGCTTTAACATTTATGCTGGTAACTATTGATGTTGATTGCGCTTGATTACGACAAAACCTACACCGCCGATCCGGCGTTGTGGGATGATTTTGTTCAGTCAGCGCAAAATCGTGGGCACACAGTAAAAATTGTCACAATGCGTACACCAGTCGAAACAATTGTCAATGCCCCAATTGAAGTTGTTTACACTAGCCGAAAAGCAAAATCGTCTGTAATCAACGCCGACATTTGGATTGACGACAGCCCACAATGGGTCTATCAGGATTCCCTATGAAAACGCAGATTCTTGGCTCTAGCTACGTTGCACGCAGCACCAATGCTGCGGATAACCGCATGGTCAATCTGTTTCCTGAGATCATCCCCGAGGGTGGCAAGGAAGCGGCGTTCCTGAACCGCGCCCCTGGCCTACGGCTGGTGACCTCCGTAGGCACCGGCCCCATTCGGGGCATGTTGCAGTCGGGTCAATGGCTGTATGTGGTGTCAAACAATCAACTGTATAAAGTTGACCAAAACTACAATTCAACATTACTTGGCGGTATAAGCAACACCGGTCCTGTGTCAATGGCGTTTAACGGCACCCAGTTGTTCATTGCGGCCAACGGTCCCAGTTACGTTTACAACTCGGTAACCAACGCTTACGTTCAGAACAACACATTTCCGCCAGCCCAAACCGTTACGTTTATGGACGGCTATTTTATTTTCAATGAGATCAACAGCCAAAAGTTCTGGGTAACTGATTCGTATGATGGCACGGCGCTAGATGGAGCCAGTGTGGCCAGCGCCGAAGGATCGCCCGATGGTTTGGTGGCCGTGATTGCGGACCACAATGAACTGTGGCTATTTGGCGGCAATTCGGTTGAAGTCTGGTATGACGCAGGTCTACCGCCTCCAGGCGTGCCATTCCAACGCATCCAAGGGGCTTTTAATGAGTTAGGATGCGCGGCGGCGTTCTCAATAGCCAAACTGGACAATAGCTTGTTCTGGCTGGGCGCTGATGCCCGTGGCCAAGGGATTGTTTACCGCGCCAATGGATACACCGGCACACGCATATCTACGCACGCTGTAGAGTACGCCATCGCCCAATACGGCAACATCACAGACGCCATTGCTTATTCGTACCAGCAAGAAGGCCACACGTTTTATGTGCTGACTTTTCCCTCGGCCAACGCTACATGGGTCTATGATGCTTCAACCCAAGCATGGCACGAACGTGCAAGCTGGGAAAGCGATAACGCCATCCGTCACCGGTCCAACTGCCGCGCTGTGTTTAACAGCGAAGTGCTAGTCGGTGATTTTGCAAACGGCAACATTTATGCGTTTGACTTGGATGTGTACTCGGACAACGACCACATCCAAAAGTGGATTCGCTCTTGGCGTGCGCTGGCTTCTGGCACAAACACGCTCAAGCGCACCGCACAGCATTCATTGCAACTTGACTGCGAAGTCGGGTTTACCCTGCCTCCAGTTACAGAAGAACAATTTATTGTCACTGAAGACAGCGATGACATCATTACTGAGTCTTACGATTTTCTGATCACAGGTGTTCAAACAAGCGTCAACGGTACGCCCTTGGTGTTGTTGCGCTGGTCAGACGATGGTGGCCATACGTGGAGCAACTACCATTCTAAATCTATGGGCGCTGTGGGTCAGACTGGCCAACGGGTAATCTGGCGGCGTTTGGGGATGACGATGAAGTTGCGCGACCGTGTGTATGAGGTTTCAGGCACCGATCCGGTCAAGATCGCCATCATGGGCGCTGAATTGTTTATGACGCCTACCAATGCTTAATGCAGATACCAATATCCCGTCAAACCGAGTACCGTTCTTTGATCAGGTAACGGGTTTGATTTCGCGGGAGTGGTATCGGTATTTCTTGGCCCTGCTTAACGCAAATGTTGATTACACGCCTCAAAGTAATCCTGTCAATGTACCGTTAACCGCATCGCCGGTAACTATTGGCAATGACACCCAAAGGCCGGTAGACATTATGATTAGCGGCGGCGGGGTGATCAAAGTCGAATTCCAACGCGGGACTGGTACAAAATACAATACGGGGTCATACTATGGTATGTTTGGTTTGTCGCCCAGTGACGCGCTGACCATTACGTACTCAGGTACGCCCATCGTTACCTTTATTCCAAGATGATTGAACATTTTTTTAGCGCCGGTGTGTATGCAAAAGAAGCCCGCATTCCAGCGGGAAACATTCTTGTGCAACACAAACACAAATTTGATCACTTGTCAATTTTGGCTAGCGGGTCTATAGAGTTAATGGTAGATGGCGTTAAATTGACCGTCCATGCGCCAGCGTGTTTAACCATTGAAGCAAACAAACATCATGGCGTAAAATCCCTCACAGATGTTGTGTGGTATTGCATCCACGCCACCGAATGCACCGATGTAAACGAAATCGATGAAGTGTTGATAGTGGCTGGCGATAACGCGCAAGCCCGTAAACTGGCCCAGTGCCTTCAGGAGTAAATTATGCCTTGGATGATACCCGCCGCAATTATTGGTAGTTCTTTACTGGGTTCGAGCGCCGCAAGTAGCGCAGCATCTACACAAGCGAATGCGGCTAATAACGCAGCCAATCTTCAAAATCAGCAGTACCAACAAACTCGGCAAGATCAAATGCCGTGGATGCAAGCTGGTCAAACAGCATTAAATGCGCTTACGCCGTTGGTGATGAATTACAGACCGTTCGACATGAACACGTTTGCTCAAGACCCAGGATATCAGTTTAGAATGGATCAAGGCACAAAAGCATTGGAGCGCAGTGCGGCAGCCCGTGGTGGCCTTATCAGCGGTAACACTGGCGGCGCGTTGCAAAATTACGGTCAAGGGCTGGCCTCGCAAGAGTATCAAAACGCATTTAACCGCTATCAGGCAGAACGCCAAGCCCAGCTTGGCCCGTTGCAATCGTTGGCTGGTGTGGGTCAAACGACAGCGCAACAATTAGGCACGGCTGGGCAAAATTATGCTACCAATGCAGGCAACATGCTTACCAGTGGCGCGGCAGCACAAGCGGCGGGGTATATGGGAGGCGCAAATGCTGTTGGTCAAAGTGTCGGTCAATATTTAAATTACAACCAAGGCAATAATTTAGTTTCAGCTTTGCGCGGAAACGGAAGATACACTCCTGGCCAAACTTCGGCAAGTGTGTGGGATTCAAGCGCGGGAGAATTTTAAATGGCACTCGATCCAAACATTGCAATGGGCTACAGGGGCATTGAAATTGCCAATCCTTTGGCACAGTACGGCCAACTTGCACAAATTCAAAATTATCAAAATCAAAACATAGCTGCTCAAAATCAAAACGCTTTGGCGCAGTATCAGCTTGGCGCTGCTCAACGCGCAGACGTTGCGGCAGAAGGTTTAAATAAACTTTACGCTAAGCATTACGATCCTGTTAAAGGAACTGTAAATCAGAACGCGCTTATGGCCGAAGCGGCCTCAACGCCTGGGCTTGCTTCGCAAATTCCTAAACTGCAAGAAGCTGCAACTAAACGGGAGCAAGAAGCTGCAACGCTAACTGAAACTAAGTCAAAAACTGAAGAACGTCAGTTTAAACTTACAAATGACAAATTAAAACATGGATTGGAGTCGCTTACATCTGCACCAACACCTCAAGACGCCATTCAAAAGTTAAATGATGGCATTTCAAAAGGTTTTTTTGACATGAAGACTGCTTTAGCAGAAGCACAAAAACTTCAAAACATGCCACTTGAAGATTACCAAAAATACAGAATTGAAAAAATATTAGGTTTGGTAGACGCCAAAGACAAACTTGGTTACATGTTACCTAAAACAACTCGTCAAGATATTGGCGGTAGCATTGTCAACATTCAAGACAACCCAATGTTGCCTGGCTATGGTTTGCCTGTTCAAGGTATGGCACCGCTTGCTAAAACAATGACGTTTGCAGATAGGACTGCACAACAAAACGCTAATCTTGCACGCGAAAAATTTACGTTTGAAAAAGCCAACCCAGGCTTTGAACTTAAAGAAAATGAAAACGGTGAATTTTTTGGAGTAAACAAGCGCACATTGCAAGCATTTCCTGTCACTATTGGCGGTGGCGCTGCATCGGCTGTTGCACCAATGGTTCAAGGCGCCGGCGGTATGCCTGGACCGCGCATGGCGCAGCCTGGCGCTGTCGTGCCAGCCATCCCTGGCATGACTAGCGTGCTTGATCAGACTGCCCCTGCTGTTGCGCCAGCAGCTGGTGGGCCTCGCCAGTTAGTTGGTAAAGGAACGGCATTGACTGAAAGCCAAGGTAACGCAACCGCGTTTGGTATGCGAATGAAAGAAGCTAATTCAATTTTGACTTCATTGGAAAAATCTGGATTTAAAAATACTGGTTTGATTAGCAACGCCGTTGGCAGCACTGTTGGCATAGTCCCATTGCTTGGCGACAAATTGGAAGGCATGACCGGTTCTGTTTTTAACGTATTGCCTCAAATCATGGGTGGTCTAAGTCCAGAGCAGCAACAAGTTGCACAAGCTCGAGTTAACTTTATTACCGCTGTACTGCGTAAAGAATCCGGTGCTTCTATTCAACCATCTGAATTTTCAATGGAAGAAAAAAAATATTTTCCTAAGCCTGGTGATGATAAAACTGTGGTTGCACAAAAACAAAAAGCTCGAGATTTGGCGATTAAAGCAATGGGAATTCAAGCTGGTCCTGGCGCTAAAAATATTGAACAATATGCGCCAACAAGCGGCTCGGTGGCACCAACTGTTAGTAACTGGTAAGGGGTATACATGCCACGCGACATCACAGTTACTTTTGATGATGGGTTTACCCACGTTTATCAAAATGCGCCTGACAATTTAACGCCAGATGCTGTATCAGCTCGGGCTCAACAAGATTTTGGTAAAGTTGTCAAAGCATTGGACGGTGGCCGCAAAGGTGCTGGAGTTGCACAGGAAACACCAGAGGTTTCATTGCGTGATCGGATTATGGGCGTGATTGAAACACCCGCGGCACTTGCCGGTGGTCTTGCTGCCGGCGTTGTGGCGCCCGTGGCCGGCGTGATTGGTTCGTTGACTAGTGGCAAATACGGAACACAAGCCGGTGTACAGGCTGGCGAACAAGCCGCGCAAGCTGCTCGGGCTCAGTTCTATCAACCTCGTACCGAGACAGCCAAGCAGATTCTTGGCGCAATTGGCGGCGTTATGGAGCCTCTTACAGGCGCTTTGCCCCCAACCCTTGGCACAGCTGGTGCAAATTTAAATGCAATGGTTGGTCCAGCCATGCAACAGGCCGGCGCAGTTGCTCGTCCGGCCATGACTCCGGTACGTAATGCGCTGACCAATGTGATGACCCGTGAGCAGCCGGCCATGCAAGGCATGGGCGCGGCAACCGCCGCAGAAGATCTGATGCGCCAAGAGCGCTTGCAACGCTTTGGCATCCCTGCTACAGCTGGTGAGCGCACCAAGAATTTGGCACAACAGCAATTTGAGTCTGAAGTCCAACGTGGTGTGATTACAGGCATTTCTGATGAAGCCAAAACCAAATTGGCTGAACAAATGCGTGGTTTTGAGGCTAACAAAAAACAAGCCATTGTCAATAACTTTGAGCGCATGACAAATGATGTGGGCGCTGAAATAGCTGATCCTACGCAATTGCGCCAAGTGGGCAAGATTGTGGACAAGGCGCTCAATGATGAGTACACCAAAAAATTTGATGCCTACAAATCACTGTACGCCAAGGCAGACAATGCTGGTGAGACATTGCAGCCAGTGCCATATCAAGCGTTGATTGATTACGTCAATACCAAAACACCAACAATGAGACAAAAGCTGGACCCTATTTTGGATTCAGTGGTTGAATCGTTGAAGATGAATGATCCTGAGAAAACTGGATCTATTACCGTGCGTGCGCTGGAAGACATTTATCAACAACTCGGCCAGGTCAAAAACTCGCCAAATGCTGGCAAGTTGAAGCAGATCATTACTGACATGGGCGAAGGCGCTGGCGGTGAGTTGTATCAAGCTGCACGGGCATCTAGAAAGCAATTGGCCAAAGAGTTTGAAGATGTCTCGCGTGTTGATAAATTGCTTGGCACAAAAGCAGGCTATACGGACCGCAGGGTGGCATTGGATGATGTGTTCAAACATGTAGTGCTGGACGGTTCGTTAGAAGAAATGCGAACTGTCACCAAGCTGCTTAAAAAAGCAGGCCCAGAAGGACAACAAGCCTACAAAGAGCTGCAAGGTCAAACTATCCAACACATGAAAGATTTGCTGACCAAAGGTGATCAGCTGTCTTTCAAAAATCTGAACACTTTGGTTACTCAGCTAGATTCAGAAGACAAACTGGCTTACATGTTTGGCAAAACTGGCCGTGATCAAATCATGGATTTACGTGATGCCATCAAAGATGTGGTGGTCAAAGAGCCTGGCGCTGTTAACTACAGCAACACATCTGGCGCCATGTTGCGTGGCTTAGAGGCTTTGCAATCATTACGTTTGCCTGTTAAATCAGTTGCTGAAGCAGTTCGCACACGCGAAGTCACAGGGAAAGTCAAAAAAGCATTGGAGCAACCCAACGCATTAGCCCCTGCCCAACCCAACCAAAACGCACTTAGAATTGATTTAACTGGCATGGCCAACAAATAGGAATCGACATGACTACTACGCTTACCCCCAGTCCAATAATGCAGTTCTTCGATGCCAACGGTAACCCGTTGGTAGGTGGGAAACTGTACACCTATGCTGCTGGCACAACGACACCACAGGCCACGTACACCGACTACACCGGCAGCACAGCCAACACCAACCCTGTGATTTTCAACAGTCGCGGTGAAGCGGCTGTGTGGTGCGGCAACAGTCGCTATTACATGGTCCTAAAAGACGCCAACGACACGCTGATTTGGACCGCTGATAACGTCAACGGCGCAAATGGCCCCACGTTGGCGTTGTTGGCCGCATCAAACGGGGCTACGTTGATTGGGTACACCCCGTCAGACACCAACGTCCCTGAGACGCTTAACAGCCGTCTGCAATTATTAGACGGCGTGTCAGTTACCGCTGGCGCTCTTGACAGCTATGCGGGTTCTAGCGTTAACGTGTTTCGTGATGCGTCTGCCGTGTCCGGCGGCACGTTTGGGTATGTTAATGCGGCAACGGTGGCACGCACAACTACTGGTGCCACTGAAACATCGTTTGAATGGACCAACTTGGCCATCATGGATAACTACTCAGCCGCTGGTCAAAATGTTGCTGTATACGGTCAAGGCAATCGCCGTAGTACTGGCCCAACATGGGGCGGCGTGTTTGAAGCGCGCGATTATACGCAAGTTGCTAATCCCACACTTGGAATGGTAGGTGTAGAAGTTGATAGTTTTGCCAACGGTACAGATAATCTTTTTGAACGTATTGGAATTGATATTGTCGCGGGTAAAGGTGTCGCTGCTGGAGTAAAAAGCGTTACAGGTATTGGTTTGAGAATTATTCCAGTCAACGGTGACACCACTCAAGCAATGTACGGTAAAGGCATTTTGTTAACCGGAGACATGACAGAAGGCATCAACATTTCGAGTGCCGGAACTCGCGGAATATATTTTACAGCAACGGCTGTTAATGTTGTTGGTATTGATTTGTCGTTGTCTACAAACAGCACATCAGCAATCCGCATTAAAGGTGGTGACAATATTGCGTTTGATGCTTCATCTTTTTTCCGATTGCGCCACAGCAGTACGGGCGTTGCTGGTCTGACTTATGCGGTCAGCGGCGTGGATAAAGTGATTATTAGTGATACCGGTAGCATTATTTTGGGTGAAACCATTGCATGGACTAACACTTATACTTCCCCAACTGCAACTGCCGGTACTAGCGGCGCGTTGCCTGCTCAAGTGTCTGGTTATATTAAAGTCAATGTTGGAGCTGTTTTAGTAAAAATCCCCTATTACGACGTATGATCACTTTGACCCTAACCCCTCAAGAACTGGCCGTCATAAACAACGCGCTCATGCTTGCGCCGTATGGCGTGGTTGCGCCAGTAATACAGTCCATTAACCAACAACTCCAGGATAAAAAAGATGGACAGCCAGACGTTCTTTAATGTTGCTTTGGGTTTGGCTGCGTTCTTCGGTGGGTGGGTGCTAAACAATATCACCAAGGCCATTGAGCGCCTTGATGTTGATGTGCGTCAGATGCCCCACACTTACATTGCCAAGGACGATTACCGCCGTGACATTGATGAGATCAAAGAAATGCTGGGCAAGATTTTTGATAAGTTAGACACGAAACAGGACAAATGATTGACCCCATAACCATCGGTGCGGCGTTTGCCATAGCGAAGAGCACCATTGCGGGGGTCAAAGAAGCAATTCAGATGGGCAAAGACCTGCAAGAGTGCAGTGGCGATCTGATTAAATTCTTTGAGCATAGGGACACCGTAGCCAAGGCGGCGGTACACGAAAAGAAAAAGCCGCAGTCTGATATGGGTCAGGCGGTTAACGCAGTGATGCAGGCCAAGGCGTTGCGGGATGCAGAAAAACAATTGAGAGAGCAATTGATCTACTCTGGTCAGGGCGATGTTTGGGAGGCGATCCAAGCGCAGTACAACATGATTGTGGCCAACCGTAAGCGTGAGGAGCGTGAAGCGGAAGCCAAAGCCAAGCTAAAGCGGGAGAATCTGGCAGAGACGGTAAATATTCTGCTGATTGGGTTTGCTTCTATTCTTGCGGCTGGATTCGTTGGTTGGGGTACGTTTGCATTTATTATGTACAAATTGAGGAATTAGTATGAATTGGGCAGATGTAATGAAGGCGGTGATCCCCATTGTGGTGGCATCACTTGCATGGCTTCTGGGTGAAGTGTCCTCTTTC